GAAAACGGTTCATCATCATGTGTTAATCTTTCTACTTCTTGATCAGTTTTAAGACTTTTTGCTTTTAATGGTCTTAACTCATCAGGAGCTGGTAAATATTCAACCAACATATTTAGAAGTGATTCAACACCAATATCTTTGATCACACTTCCGACTAAAACAGGTGTTAGTTCGCCATCTAATATCCCTTGTTTTAATGATTCATGAATTGTTTCTTGTGGTATTTCTTCACCAGATAAATACATATCTAATAATTCTTCTTTAGTTTCTGCAACACTTTCAACAATCAATGTATGATGATGAATTAAATAAAAGAGCAAAAATATACGATAAACTCAGATCTATCGTTTTACCAGAACAACGATCGAAAGAGTGGTTCAAAATGAGAGATGGTGCGATTACAGCAAGTGATGGAGGAACCGTTTTAGGTCTTAATAAACACGAACCACGATTTGGATTTTTAATAAAAAAATGTATAGGGCGCTTATTTCAATCTAATAAATTTTGTTATCATGGTAAAAAATTGGAAGAAATTGCGACGATGATTTATGAATATCGGATGAATGTTAAGGTTGAAGAATTCGGTTTAATGATGCATCCAACAATAAAATTTTTAGGAGCGAGTCCAGATGGAATCTGTAATAGATATAAACTTAATGGAAAAAATAGTTCAAAATATGTCGGAAGAATGTTAGAAATCAAATGTCCATATTCTAGAAGAGAGTGGCAAAAAGATGACGTTCCTAATATTAGTTTTAATCCGAAAGAAAAATATGTAGTTTGCCCTATATATTATTGGGTACAAGTACAACTCCAATTAGAATGTTGCGATTTAGAAGAATGTGATTTTTGGCAATGTGATCTTAAAGAATATAACTCTCGATATGAATTTATTGATGACACAGATCCAGATGAACCATTTAGATCAAAAACATTTGGTTATGAGAAAGGATGTTTAATCCAACTTATCCCAAAAAACCGTGTTAACGAAACAATTAATGGCAATTATTTAAATGTTATCTATGAAGATGCGATATTTATTTACCCACCAAAAATAGAAATGACTCCTTTTGAATGTGATATGTGGATATCAGAACAGATGCAGGTGATTAATCAAGATGAAAAATACTACGATTTTCTCTTTGATAAAGTTTTATATTGGAGACTCGAGTTTTCTAAAAATGTAACTTTCAAACGTGATAAAAAATGGTTCCAAGAAAGCTATCCAATATTTGAAAAGATGTGGAGTTATGTTGAATTCCTAAGAAGTAATGAACTACAATTGAATCTATTCAAAGAATACTTAGAAGCACGTGGAATAAAAGAGAGTAAATCTATGAAAGTAAATGATCAAGTTATGGAACTCGTTGAAAATTTATATAATAAAGATTCTCCATCATATTCGGATTACATTGATACCGTTAAAAAAGATATTGAACAATACAAAATCAAAAAGGAAGAGAGTGATAGTAAAAAACGAAAATATACATACGAAGAAACTAATGTATATACTCAAAAATATATGTTTGTTGATGATGATGATGAAAGTAGTGAAAAAGAAGTTAATATAAAACCTATAAAGAAAATTGGTGGGAAGAAAAAGAAAAAAGAGAAAAAGGAGAAAAAGGAGAAGAAATCAACACCATCAAATTATTTATTTATTGATGAATAAAAATTAAATATATCAAAAATTTGATTTTATCATACATAAAGAATATTGTATTATAAACTTTATACCAAAAACATGGATAAAGAAAATATAGAATCAAGACTAAAAGATGTTATGATACAAATTAAAAATGATATTGAAAAAGATTATGATGAAAAACTAAGAAAAGAAAAAGAGGAAGTGATAAATAATTTATTAAATATGTTTCCTCATTTGGAGTCAAAGAAGAGTGATATTATTAACGAATGTATTAATAAAAAAGATGGAGAACTGAATATAATACCAAAAAAGAAACCGATTAAACGTGAAGATATTGACGAAATGGTATTTGATCAAATAAAACTTGAAGATAAAGATTACTATGTAGGTCAATTTCAAGGTGTATGGAATGATAAAGCCGAATTAGTTGGTTCATTGCTAGGATATTCAGACGATGGTACCCCAAACATATCTTTCCATAATGAAAAAATTCTAACTGAAATTCCAGAAGATTTAAAAAAATTTCTTTATAAACAATAATTATTTTGTCATTTATAATTATAAAATGCCAAATAAGGAAGAATATTTAGATAGTGTCAGATCATCAGAAATATTAATGGATGAAAAAGACCAAAAATGTGCACCAACTACTAGTTTCAAAGATGGTTCTTGTATAACGACACCGCTTTTGGTAAAGATGGCAGAATCGTATAATGATATGTTTGCTAAGAATAAAATAAAATTATATCCAAACGTTGAAACCTTAAATCCTGGTAAATATAAAAGATATTTATTAAAAGAATTCAGTAATAGATTATCGGATGTATGTGACAATCAGAGATGTTGGTTGAAACAGGATTTTATTAATAAAATGAATGGTAGCATTAAAACTGAACTTACAAAAATGACATTTAGACCGTCTGGACCTGAAGGGCAATTTACATGGTTAAATACACTTGATATTAATAAAGTAATGTCACAATATGAGAAAAAATACAAAGGTTTTAAATTTCTTGGAGCTGTTCCAATTGATTTTGATGATCTTGAATCTTTAGGTATCAAAGACTTGCAATACGACAAGTTGATAAATGAAGGATACGATAAATTAGGTATTATTTTTAATTTAGATGAACATTATAAAAGTGGATCCCATTGGGTTGCATCATATGCTGATTTAAAAAAAGGTAAAGTTTATTATTATGATAGTTATGGTATTGAACCAGAAAAAAGAATAAGAAAATATATGAGAAGAGTAACAAATGCAATAAAGAAAAAGAATAATATTAGCGAAGGTAAAATTGACGTACGTCATAATAAAGTTAGACAACAATTCAAAAATAGTGAATGTGGTGTATTTAGTATTAGTTTTATCCTCCGTTCATTACAGGGTAAAACATTTGATGAAATAATGAATAGTGGTGTTCATGATGATGAAATTAATGAATGCAGAAAAGTATATTTTACTTAAGATCACATCTTTTAGCTTCATCGTTCCAAGAACATTGATAATTAGAATTATGATAACACGTTCTAGGTGTATTTAAATTTTTAATATGACAAGGAGTACTCTTTGATCTTATCCTCCTTAAACGTTCTTCTTCTATTATCATTATTTTTTCTAACTCTTCTATTTTTTCTAATTCCCGAGAATGTTCCTTTTCTCTCATAATGAACACTGCTACCACAAATAGAGTTATAATTATTAGACCAATAAAATAAAAGATTATCATTTATTGAATTATATAGATTATATATATAATTCATAAATTAGTTTTTCAAAACTCCAATTTCGAAATTTAATTCATGTGGCTTACCATTGAAATCATACAATGTTCCATCTTCGTTTTTAAATTTTATGATAAAATTATCAAAATTCTTAATAGGATCTCCTGCTAATGATATTTCTACCGGACATTGCTCATTTGGATCTTTTAATAAGTCAATTTCCATTAATGGCGTATCTTCATCGATAACATCTTCTATTTTTAAACACATTATTACCTTATCCAGAGAATTGGCTTTATAATTATTTTCTGATTTATAAGCATATTTACCATCATATTCATCCTTTTGAAAACCAATAATGTCATTTATTGAATTCTCGTCACGAAGTATTTTGAAATCCTGTTTATCCATGTTTTTTATCGTTATATGATTATTGTTATCTTTGTAAAGTTTGATATTATGACCATTTTGTTCAAACCCAATATTTAAACATTCTATAATCTGGTCAATATTATACGCACCAGGTTCTAAGCCAATAATTCTTTCTTCGTCATCGTAAATATATTTAAAAACATTATTATTTTCCATTATATTATCAATCAAATTTGGTAATTGAAATGATTTAAGTTTTATATTTTCGACATTTTGAAAACCGTTTTCTAGATTAACTAAATAATCATTAAAATGAGCACTTGACGTTAATTCATCTGATCTTATATTTAATTGATAAAAATCTACTTGAGATGAATAATCTACATTTTCTTGATAATCAATATCTTCGTCCTCATCATCAGTGTCCATCTCAAATTCACGGTATAGAGCAAGGCCCCCAGAATTATTAGGATGTTGACTAAAACTTTGACTAACATGTTGTTCATTATCTTGATCAGCATTTTCCTTCATTTGTTGAATTAATTTTATTAACTCGTGTTTTTTACTTTCTATTTCATTAACAATATCATTTTCTTTTTTGGGTTTTCGTTTTGAATATTTCTTTTTTGATAATTCAGGACTAAAATGTTCATCTTCTTCAGATAATACATTATTATCATTTTCATTGTCATTGTCATTATCATTTAATACTTCACTTAATCCGCTCATATCCATACTTAATTTTTTAATAACATTATCAAGTTGGGAAGAATCAAGATTTTCTAAAAGAGATTCGTTGAAATTTAATTTATTTTGATTTTTCATCATTTTTTTGGAAATATTTTTAATTTGTTTTTCTAGTTGTTTTGAATTCATTTGACTTATTAATTGTCCATTCTCTG